CGGCTCCCTCACAGACGACGGAGACGGGACAATTACTTTGGACTTTGCAGCGGGGGCGGTGAGTGCGGTGACGGCTACTGCGCCCCTGTCGAGTACGGGAGGCACGACGCCCGACATCAGCTTGGACGTGAGCGGGGTGACGGCAGGAAGCTATACGGCAGCGAATATCACCGTGGACTCTTTCGGCAGGATTACAGACGCCACAAGTGGAGCCGTGGCCGACGCCACTCGGATCCTCGTAACAGCGAAGAACGTCTCTGGGGGCCAGCTCGTAAAGGGTACGCCCGTTCACGCTGTTACTCCCGTAAGCGCGGGTCAGCTTGTAGAGGTCATCGCGGCACGAGCGGACACGCCTTCAGCTATGCCCGCCACGCTCGTACTCAACGAGACGCTCGAAGACGAAGAGGAAGGGGAGGCTATCGTGGTGGGGTTGATTGAGAACGTCGACACCTCCGCCTTCACAGCGGGCGACGTCATCTACGTAGGGACGACAGGAGGCTACACCAACACTAAGCCGACAGGAACCAACCTCATCCAGAACCTCGGGGTAGTAGTCAAATCCCACGCCTCCTCAGGAAGCGGTATCGTGTATGGATCAGGGCGCTCTAACGACGTGCCCAACATCCCCGACGGACAAACGTGGATAGGGAACGCCTCAGGCGTGGCAACACCCACGGCGCTGGCTGCGGTAGCAACAGCAGGAACGGCCATCTCGCTCACCGACATCGACTCCGTAGGCAGCGGGGAAATCATCACCGACGCGGAGCGCACCAAGCTCACAGGCATCGAAGCCGGGGCGGAGGTCAATGTCAACGCGGATTGGGACGCCACGACAGGGGACGCTGAAATTCTCAACAAGCCAACCATCCCAGCGGCACAAGTGAACTCCGACTGGGACTCCACGTCGGGCGTGAGCGAGATTCTGAACAAGCCCACCCTCGTCGAGAATATCGGAGACCTCGGAGACGTGACGGAAACCTCTCTCACGGCGGGTCAACTCCTGTACTACGACGGAGCGGGCTGGATCAACAAAACAGTCGTGGGAGGGAGTGCGGTGGCCTCCGTTATTTGGACGGGCAATACGACGACAAGCAACATAGGAACCTATCCGACCTCGTACAATTCAGTCAAGTACTCGTCCGGTGCTACTGTCACCCCTGCGGGTTCGTTCTCCATCTTGTACAACTCCACCCTCAATTCGCTTCAGGTTTCGGGATTGAGCACGGGAACGTCAATCGCGTTCACGGCAAAGTTCGGAGTGACTCCTGCCGTGGTAAACGACTTTATTGACGTTCGTTTGAGGGCGTTCTTCTCGAACTCACCCGTCTTTGGCGACATTTCAAACAACGCACCCCTGTTTTCTTCAGGGCTACCCGTCGACGTTGAAACCGAGGTGTTGGTGAGCAGCACGATTGTGGTAGGCTCACACCCGACAGTAGACATCTTCCTTGAAACAGCTTCTTACTATTCCGCAGGTACGGCTCGTTGCATTGACTTTGAAATCACTTTCACATGATAAGAATTGACTCCACCCCCACAGGCGCGGTGAAAGTAGGCAACGACTACTACCCTCTGAACGGGTACTTGATTGCTTCCGCGTACCTCACCACAGGCGTCACCATCACCGAGCGAATCTCCTCTCGTGTGATCGCCAAAGGCATCCCCTTCGCGGATTACGTGGACGCTACTACGAGCCTCCCTTTGGGTGCAACTCAGGCCGCAACTATCTCAGCCCTCAACACGATTTTTAACGCGGTAGGTGACTCGGGACTCGACGTAGAGAACCTCGACGACGTAACCCTCACAAGCCTCGTCTCAAATCAAGTCATTGCGTACAACGCGGGTATCGGAAAGTGGGTCAACGTCGACCTCCCAGCCAACCCAGCCGTAGAGGACAACTCCGGCACACCTCAACTCGCCACGGGCATCACCCAAGCGGAGATGCAGTCCGTCTTAAACGTGGACCCAGCGGGAACGGACAACTCGACGGACGTTTCAATCAACGCCAACGCGAACGACGTTTTGCGCATGGCGGCAGGGCAGAACCTCGGGAGTCAAGATGCAGGGGCCGACAAGCTCGTCTTTTGGGACGACTCCGACAGCAAGCTGACGTACGCCACCATTGGGACGAACCTCACAATGACTGGGACGACATTGAGCGCCTCGGGAGGTGGTGGAGGTGGTAGCTTCAACGGGGCGGGTTCTTTCTTCATGACTGCATTTACCACTACGACCACCTCGCAGTATTACGGCTTTTACACGTACACGAATTCGGTGCGCACGTCGGGCAACTGGCAGCACTATATGATTTGGCACGTCCCGAAGGCAGGTCAAATCGACCACGTAAGCGTCCACGTTCAAGGAGGTACTGAAGTCAAGGTGGCGGTGTGGAAATCTACCACCATGAGCTTTTTGCAAGTTCAATCGACACCCACCTATGAGCAGACCATACCCTACACCACGTCCAACTACACCGAAACGTTCTCACCCACGGGATGGTCATTTGCCGCAGGTGACGAACTCGCGTTTGCTTTTTACAACGTAAACAACGGAACTCCTTTCTACGTCACTCTCAACGTCTGCTATTCTTTCACGTAATGCACACCAAGTTTACACCCGAACAACTCGAAGGTGAGTTATTCACCCTCAACGACCTCGCCTCGGCAATCAATGAACTCTGCGAGGCCATCGAAGCTCTCAAAGCACAAATCGCAAACCTTAATCCCTCTAAATAATGGACTTTATTTTTGAAAACTGGGCTGAAATCGCCCTCGCTGTAATCGCCGCCGCTGGCACGATCACGGCACTCACCTCAACGACCAAAGACGACAACTTCGTCGACTTGGTGAAGCGCATCTTGCAAGCCATCATCCTCGGTAAAAGCAAATGAACCTGACGGACTTTGAGAAGGTACTCGGCAGGTTTGCCGAAGACGTCAACAACGCAGCCAAGCGTGAGCTCGGCTCGCGTAAGATTGGCAAGAACCGCTCCTACGGGGTGGCTTCGCGTAGCCTTCAAAAGTCCCTCACCTATTCGCTCAAGGGGGGGAGGGTCTCTTTTGGCTCTCCCCTGCCTTATGCGGCGTTCATCCACTGGGGCGTCAACGGGACACGTAAGAACCGCAACGCGCCCTATTCGTTCAAGTACGAGAACCCCAGCAGCAAGCACGTTGATTCAATCGTGCAATGGATGAAAGACAAGCCCGTCCGCCTGCAAGCCGTAGGTGGCGGGTTCATCAAAAAGAAAGGGCCACGAGGTGGCGACCGAGTCCGTAGTGCCGCCTTCCTCATCGCTCGAAGCATCAAGAGGAAAGGTATCGAAGGCCTGCGGTACTACACCGTCGCCCTCGAATCCATCGTGCCACAATACCAAGCCGAACTCGGCCAAGCCCTCGCTCAAGACCTGCTCCGCTCGTTGGAGTTTAAGTCAGGAAACATCACTATCAAGCCCAAGTAATGGCCTTTGAATTTCTCTCTCCTCCAACAGAAGCCCCTTTCTCGTGGCGTCAGCGTGCCCAGCTACGATGGAGGGACAACGCCGTAACCATCGACACGTGGCTCGTGGAAATGTACGCCGTCAATATGGCCGGGACTGCTACGGGCTCGCCACTTGCCACGGCTTACGTCGCTTCAACCATCCCCTCTTCTAACGAGGCCACGCTCAACATGGAGACGTGGACAACCTCCTCTTATGGGTATTACTCGCCCTATGTGACCTTCACAACGGCAAGCAAACCCGTGCCGAGCGTTGATGCTATCTCCGTCTTTTATCAAAATACCTACGGGGTGCAGTTTCAATTCTACTCCGTGACGGGAGGCGTCAAAAGCGCCCTGCAAGGAAGCCACAACTACATCCCCATCTATTACGCCACCAACCAAGGCTGGGACTGGTCGCAGGACTTCTCCGACTACTTCCCCGACAGCGCCACAAAAAAGGGGTGGATGACGGACAGGAAAGACACGACCTATATACGTGTCGATATGGCACCCGAGGATGAAGGAGCGGCCACCCTTTTACAGATGGAGAACTACTCCTATACCTACGACACGGGCAAGGACACCGCCAACTGCGACTGGGACACGGTGAACTATACCGTCTACTACAACGGCACCTCACAAAACATCCTCAACTTGTCTTTGGCTTCGGTGCCTACAGGTTGGGACAGCGCCGCGCAGCACATACCCATCGGCCCGGCTAACATCAACGACAACGCAGGGTGGACAATTACCTACGACCTCACCACCGAGCCGTGGGACTACATCCAAATCACACCCAACGATGGAGCGACAAACAACTGCAAGCCCATCAGGGTATATCGCGACTGCCGACCCATTAAGCACAAGCCCGCCCAGTTGTATTGGATTGGATCGCGTGGCGGAGCTGAGATACTCCGCTTTGACGGAAGGGTGAAAGACAACTACGACGTAGGAGGCCGCGACACGTACACCACAAACCTCGACCTTGAAAGCCGCTTCTCGGGGTTGGCTTTGACTTTCGCTTCTGAATCGTACAAATACCAACCGGAAAGGGTGCCCCTCCCGTCTACGGGCAAGCGTTCTTTCTCTTTGTCGGAGGACTTCTTCTCTGACGCGGAGCGGGAGCTCTTTAAGTCGGCCATGACAGCGACCTACCTCATGGTGCGGTACGACGGCAAGTGGTATCCTTGCCGCATGAAGACGACGAACTACGCCCACGAGCAGAGCGCCTCAAAGCTCTTGCCTATCTCTTGCGAAGTTGAACTCTTGACCAACCTCAAATGCTAAGTCTTGGCGCACGGACTACCTCGGGCGGTTATGCCCGCTTGGAGGGTTATATCAACGAGCCCCTCAACTTCACGCTCCAGTTCTCCGACATCGAGAATATCCAAAGCCCGGCGGGTTCGTATTCGCAGACCTTCACCATACCCAACACGGCCAACAACCGCTTCCGCTTTGGGGACATCTTTCAGGCTGGATATATCCCGGAAGGAACAGAGAACGGCGACTTGAGAACGACGCTTTTCAAGAAGCGTTTTCCGGCTGCCATCTTGGACAAAGAGTCCCCCATCATCGAGGGGTATATGCAGGTGAAGGGGATGAAAAAGACGGGCGACCGCGAAGACATCGAAGTGGTATTCTTTGCCGAATCGCTCGACATCGCCAAAGCTGTGGGCGACAAGCAACTCTCCGACCTCGACCTCTCCGCGTACAATCACGAGCTTAACCTTGTCAATATCCAGAATTCGTGGTCGGGACAGCTCTTCTCTGGCGAGGTAATCTACGGCCTTATCGACAAAGGCTTCAACTGGTCGTTTCCTGACAACCCCCCGTGGACGGACACCGACGGACTATGGCAAGGGGAGCTCACTCCCTTCGTGCGTGCTCGTACGTTGGTAGACCAAATCTTCTCCGACG